TTGACGGTTAACACTAGCAACATGGTGATTGGGACTTCTACGATTGCCAAGCCTGCTCGTTGGCACAAAACGGTGTCTATGAACATCACAGTTGGTGGATCGCGCCAGCCAGTCCTACTCCGCAAGTATGAGTATTTGCGCGAGTATTGGCCCTCCCCCACAGCGACAGGAACCCCTGTCTACTACGCTGACTACGACTACACCAACTGGTTGATAGCTCCTACCCCTGATGTAGCGTACGCTTTTGAGGTTTTGTACTACGAGCGTGTTCAGCCTTTGGACAGCTCTAACCAGACTAACTGGTTCACCATCTACGCCCCTCAAGCATTGCTTTATGGCTCCTTGCTTCAGGCTATGCCGTTCCTCAAGAATGACGAGCGCATTCCTATGTGGCAGAGTCAATACAAACTGATCATGGACACGCTGATGGCTGAGGACAAGTTGCGTGTGGCTGATCGTCAAGCTATAGCGGTGGATTCATGAGCTATGTAAGCCCCTTTACTGGTGACGTAATTCAACCAACGGATGTCAGTTTCCGTGCGGTTACGCTGTCTGCTAACACGCAGTTGGACTGGCCTAGTAACAGCACATCAAGCACCGACTTTGCCGCTCGCATTATGCAAGTTACTGCTACTGCTGGTAGCCTTAACTTGTTTATGCCACCAGCCAACCAGACTTCGGTTGGTAACGACGCTCTGATCCGTAACATTGGCGCCAATACATTTACAGTCAAAGACTACGCAGGAACAAACACCATTGTGTCTGTAGCCGCTGGTGAGTCAAAGTACATCTACATCACTACCAATGCTACCGCTCAAGGTACTTGGGGCATTATTGCCTTTGGTACTGGAACATCTTCTGCTGATGCGGCTACCTTAGCTGGTTACGGTTTGGTTGCCAGTGGTGCTACGCTCAACCAAAGCCACCCTAGTTCGTCGATCACTACAGGAACTACCTTTGCCGCCGCAGATCGCGCTCAAACTCGTGTGTGGGCTGGTGGGGCTGGTACAGCGACTCTTCCAGCCGCGGCTACCCTTGGCAATAACTGGTTCACGCTGTTTAAGAACAACGGTACAGGATCCTTTATTGTTTCGTGTACGGGTGCTGAGCTGATTGACGGTAACTCAACCAAGACGTTCAACCCAACAGAGTCAGCATTTATTGTATGTACAGGAACTGCTTACGTAACTGTGGGTTATGGTGTCAGCTCACAGTTTGCGTTTACTGCACTTACAAAGAGCGTGACTGGCGGAGCTGTCACGTTAACCAACAATGAAGCGGCAAACAACATTCAGGAGTACGTTGGCAATCTGACGAGCAACTCGGTTGTGACGTTTCCTGCTGTGGTGAACTTGTATGTGATCTCAAATCAGGTGACAGACAACGGATTCACGTTTACGGTGACAACGGGGTTGGGCTTTACGGCGACTATTCCGCCCGGCCAACAAGCCACCCTCATCTGCGACGGCACTAACTTTCTTAATGCCAACACCACACAGGCTGGCGCCTCCTCGCTTAGCTTGGTTGACGGTACTGTAGGTACACCTTCTCTGAACTTTGCTGGTGAGACTAGCACAGGTGTTTATCGACCTTCTGCTGGTAATTTTGGCATCTCGGTTTTAGGTACTCAGCGAGTCAATGTGTCCGCAACTGGCGTGTCTGTTACAGGTTCAGGGACGTTCTCAGGTGGTATTGCTGGGGGCACGTTTACATGACCAATAAGGTTTTTGCGCTCGATACGAAGCCGGGCATCCAGCGCGATGGAACCGTCTTTGACAAAGAGTTCTACAACGACGGTCGTTGGGTTCGTTTTCAACGTGGTCGCCCACGTAAGATGGGTGGGTTTCGTGAGATTGTGAACGATCTGGCAGGCCCTTCTCGAGGGATGTACCTCAACCCTCAGCAGACCTTCAACAACGTGTTCAGTGGGTATTCTGGTGGCTTGCAGTTGCTTCCAATCAACAACAGCGGTATTGGTTCTGGTATCACAGACATGACGCTGTCTAACTTCACAGCAAACGCGGATAACTTGTGGCAGTTTGATACGTTTTATGACGTGAGTGGGTCAGGGGATAACTTGTTGCTCGCGCACCCCGGTCGTAACCTCACGATCATCGACAACAACGTCAACACCCCCGTTTTGGGTGGCAACATTACTGGCACATCATTGGCGGCTCTTGGTGTGTTCACAAGCTCTGTGTTCCTAAACGCCACAACGACAATGTACTTGTCGACCCAAGACCTTTTGATTGGTGCTGGTCAAAGCATCTCAGGTACTGGAATTCCATCTAGCACGACGGTTGTGTCTACAAACTTACGGGTTCCTGTGTTGAATGCAGTAGCGGTTACAGGCACGGCTGGTCAATGTTCTTGCACCGCAACAACTGGTTTGTATGTTGGTCAAACAGTCGCTGTGTCTGGTACTTTGACTGGAACCGCTACAGGTATTACCTCTGGCGTGACGTACTTCATCATTGCCACCAACTACTCAACGACGTTTACTTTGTCTGCGTCTTCTGGCGGTGGAGCAATCACCACAACGGCAGGAACAACGACTGGTTTGGTCTTTACCATGGGTCAAATTCAAGACGTGGTGATCTCCAACGCCGCCACGACTTCTGGTGCTTCTACGATCACGTTTGACAACAATGTCTCGGTCTCTGGTGGTGTCGTTACCCTGCATCCTTATGTCTTTGTGTATGGTAATGATGGGCTAATTAGGAACTCAGGCGCAGGTAACGTCCAAGATTGGGTTTCTTCTGATGCAAATGAGGTCTCTGTAGCCACAGGAAAGATTGTCCAAGGGCTACCTGTCAGGGGCGGTTCAAACGCGCCTTCTGGGCTGTTTTGGAGCCTTGACAGCCTTATTCGTGTGTCCTACATCGGTGGAGCTGGAACTCCCCCACAGTTTTGGCGCTATGACTTGATCTCTTCTCAGTCATCAATCCTATCTTCTCAGTCTGTGATTGAGTATGACGGTATTTATTATTGGTGTGGTGTTGATAGGTTCTTGCTTTACAACGGTGTTGTGAAAGAGATCCCTAACAACATGAACCAAAACTACTTTTTTGACAACCTAAACTACGCCCAGCGCGAAAAGGTTTGGGTTACAAAAGTTCCTCGTTTTGGTGAGATTTGGTGGTTCTATCCACGCGGTACTGCTACTGAATGCACAGATGCAGTCATCTACAACGTGCGTGAGAACACTTGGTATGACACAGGTTTGGCTTCTGGTGCTCAGCGCTCTGCTGGGTACTTCTCCCAAATCTTTCAATTCCCAATTGCCGCTGATTGGAATATCAATGCTTCAGGCGGTATTTTGACCGCTACGATCACTAATGGTGGGTCTGCATACACCAATGGAACTTACACCAATCAAGCATTGACTGGCGGTGCTGGGACATTGGCTACAGCGAATATTACGGTTGCAGGCGGCATCGTGACTTCTGTGGTGATCAATGGTCATGGCAAGAACTATGCTGTCGGTAATACTCTGTCTGCATCGATTCCGGGCGGTGCTGGTTTTGTCTTGACAGTTGCTACTCTGATGGACTTTGTGTCGCTGTATCAAAACGAGATTGGTACAGACAAAGTGACTGGCGCTCTATCGGTGGCGATTGAGTCTTACTTTGAGACGAATGACTTGGGTTTGGTATCGGGAGGCCCTTCCCAGCCCTCCCCAGTCGGTGAGAACAAGTGGCTACGCCTAGAGCGTGTTGAGCCTGACTTTGTACAAAGCGGAGACATGGAGCTGTACGTGACTGGACGATCATTTGCTCAGTCCCAAGACGTAACGTCATCTGCGTACACGTTTTCCCCAAACACAGGCAAGGTTGACATGCGCGAACAGCGTCGTGAGTTGAGGTTAAAGTTTGTCTCCAACGTCGCAGGCGGAAACTACCAAGTTGGTAAGATTCTCTTAGACGCTGACTTCGGAGACGTAAGACCATAATGGCAACCATCCTTAACACCAATTTGGTCTATGACCCTCGCTACCATACCTTTGAGTCGTGGGCGTCGCTTATGTGCGAGCAGTATGCCGCGCAACAATTATCCATTCCAGACGCAAACACAAACTGGAAAGATTGGGCGTCTGGACTTAAGGCGATTGATGTGTTTACGAATGAGGGCATCCCCGGCCCCTTCATCTACGATGACTGGCAAGAATGGGCAGAAGCTCTTGTCAACGCTGTTAATCCATCTTTGAACTGATATGGCACTCTACGAAAAGCTCTCATCATCAAGTTCTCCTGAAGAAATTGCCGCCGCCTATAAAGAATTTACAGGCTTGGCTGGTGGTGAGACTGCTGACGTTCAAAAGCAAGCTGTCGATTATTTGACTGGTTTGGGTATTGCGGCTCCTGCTATTACTCAGGCGTACGACATATACAAAGCGCCACCTACAGGTGGCCTACCTACAAACGACAAAGTTGTGGATAACTCGTTTGTTGATACATCAACCACTTCTGGAAATACTGGCGCACTAACGCAAGCAAGCTCTAATTTAACTGGCACAAGTGGCGCATTAGATCAAGCC